CCTCGGCTTCCGCCGTGATGTTGATCTTGCTCAAGTCAGCGCTGCCCAGGATTGCTTCCTGCAGGTGGCGGCCGGCTTTGACGACGATGTACTGGCGGGCGTGCTCCGGCAACTCTTCCCAGTCCAGCAGGTAAGTCACGTCAGCCTTGAACGACTGGTCGAACTGATAGCTGTTAGCGCGGCGGTCGTAGAGCCTGTTGCCGCGCTGGACCACGTCCAGGGACGGGTAGTTGTAGATGTCGACCACCACCCGACTGACGTTTACCCCAACCGCCACCTCCTTGGTGATCGCGTCGGGAATCATGTCGCGCTCGTAGTCCGTGTTGAACGACCAGCCGTCTGTCTGCAGCTTGCGGCTGATGTCCTTGAGCATCTCCTCTGCCTGCTGAGCCAGTCCAAACTGACCGTTCAGGCTGTTCACGGGCGCCTCGCCCATCATCTGGAGGATGCGGTTGATCGCTTCCAGGTAGCTGGTGCGAGACAGGGTCATGGGTCAACTCGTAAAAGGGAAGGGGCCCCGAAGGGCCCCAGGGCGAACCGTCAGCTGGTGGCGGTGTAGATCTCCACGGCGCAGTCGGGGCGCAGGATGTTGGTACCCAGTGCCATCGAAGCGACCATGAAGGTGCCTTGCCAGAGGGCATGCACGTCAGAGCCGGTTTGCTCCATGCGCAGGTCCATCAGCTTCACCGTACCCACTGCCATCTTGTTGAAGGCAAGGGCCACCGAGTCGGTGTAGTTGGCGCTGTAGTCGTTCTGCTCACCGCTGGCCGTGGAACGGTTGGTGGTGGGCAAGTGGTTCGACTTCTGGATGGTGATGCCAGCCACCTTCAGCACGGTGCCGTCGGCATAAGCGCCGGCGCCGCCCCAATCGCGGTTGATCACGTTGGTCTCTTGGACGAGCTTGTAGTACTCGGCCGGAGCGAGCACGCAGTAGCGGTCGTTCTCGGGCAGGTTGTTCTCGTCCATCTTCTGGGCTGCACTGAACAGTGCAGTGGCCAGCTGAGCACCGGTGATCGCGGACTTGGAAGCAGCCACGATCTTGATGCGGGTGCCACCAGGCAGGTCGGTGTTGAAGTTGGTGGCGGTACGAGCGGCCTTGGCGATCATCGCGGCCACGTTCTTGTCGAACGTGTAGGCGAGAGCGTTGCCCATCTCGGTGGAGTAGGGGGCACGCACGTCGTAGTGGTTCTTGGCTTCATCGATGTCCGCGATGAAGACGTTCGACACCAGCTTGTCGTCGATCTTGATGACCGCTTCAGCGTGCTTGACCTGGTTCCCGATCAGCATGTTGCCGGGAGTGTGGTAGGCAGCGCTGTTGAGGCCAATGATCGGGAAGCTGGCCGATTTGCCGGAGGCAATCGTCCGAACGCTGTGAAGGGACTCGAAGATGGTCGCCTTGCGGAAGGCGGTCAGGACTTCACCGGCGAAGACCTGGAGGAACATGGCGTTATCGCCAGCCCAGGTGCCGCCACCGGCGTTATTGATGAGGCCAAGACGCGAAGCGTCAAAATTAGGGGCAGCCATTGCTGTACTCCTAGAGAAGTTGGGTTGAATCCCCGACCTCTATCTCCCCTTCACTCTGGGTGTCCTCCGCGGAGGGCCATCGCTTCAGTGAGCGGGTCTAGGTACACAGAGTGTAGGCACAGCGCAAGGCAAGAAAAAACCCCACGCCTGGCAGGGCATGGGGCAGCGAAGCCATGATGCGATCAAAAGATAGACGAGCGGGACAGCTTGTCCTCGATCTTCCGGCGATACGCAGGGTCGGCCTGGTACCGGGGATCCTTCATCGCCTCGACCAGTTGAGCGGTGGACTCAAACCGGTCGGTCGATGTCTTGGTTGCCCGGCCACCAATCAGCTTGGGCTCAATGCCAGCCTTGGCCGTGTACTTGGCATGCAGACCGGAGATGGCCATGCGCACCGCTGCCATCGTGCTGTTGCCAGTCACGATCTCGTTGAAACCCTTGATCTCCTCCTCGCTGAGGTTGTCCGCTGCCCACTCCAGCATTTCGGAGTAGCCCCTGTCGCCGCCGTACTCCTGCTTGATGGCGGTGATCTCCTTGACCGTCAGGGCCGTGTCCTGGGCGGCCTTGTACTGGAGGCCCGACAGGTAGGCGTCAACCATTTCCTGGCTGAAGCCGGCTTCCTGCAGCTGGCTGTAGTCCTCGGAGCTGAGCTGACCCGTCTGCTGCCAGCGGGTGTTCATCTCCGAGAAGTCGATCTCGTGCTCTTCAAGGCGAGAACCAATGAAGTCGCCGTAGATCTCCTTGGCGTTGCCGGCCTGAGGTTTCTCCTCCTCGGAGTCGCTGGCCTCTTCGGCCTCTTCCTCAGTTTCTTCAGCCTGACCACGCTGGCTCAGCTTGCGCTGTGCTTCTTGGTAGGCCTTCTCCAGGTCCTCGACGGACTTGTACTTGCCGGCCAGCAGCTGTTCGCTGCCTTCTTCTGCCTGCTCGCCCTCCGACCGGAGGCTTTGCAGCATCTGCTCGTTTTCTGGGGACAGGGCTGGGGCTTGCTGTTCTGTGATGGTGATGGATTCAGGCATTGCCTTGTTCAGCGGATGGTGATGGATCCGTCGTCGTCGATTTCCACGACAGGCGTGGGCGCGGGCTCAGCAACTGGCTTGGAATCAACCTTGCCAATCACGATCTCTGGGGTGGGGCCGTACTGAGGAACGTCAGCCGGTGGGCCCTGAAGGGAGACCTGGTTGTGACTGGGCTGCTGGGAGAGCGTTAGGGACTGCTCCTGCGGCTGTGGGGTCGGTTCCTTCTGGAAACTGCGGGCCATAAGGGGCTCCTGGTTGGGTGTAGTTGGCGGCCACTTGCCCCAGGGCAGGGGACTTGAGGCCGGTCATGATCAACTCTCGCTGCAGGTCCTGCTGTTTCAGGCCCTGAGCGGCCTGAGCTTCTTGATCAAGCTGCTCAGGCGTCTTCACCAAGTTAGTGGTGTCAATGGATTCAGCTGCAGCAAGTCTGCGTAGAGCTTCATCCAGATTTAGGTACCTCTGTGCAATTTCTGGACCCAATGTTTGGGTGGCAGTAGTAATGAACTGGACCAATTTGTTGCGGTCATCGCCGCGGCCAATGGCTTCCAGGCCGGTGACGGGCTTTGGATTGACCAGGGGCTGCCCACCCTGGCCCTTGGGGAAGGGCGACAGCTTGCGCTGGCGACGCAGGATGTGCATCAACCGCCGCACCAACGGCAGCTGCAGCTCCTGGGTGAGGATGGAATACAGGCCGCCAATGCCGGCTTCCAGTTCCTGCGACATGTAACGGATCTCCTCCGCCGTCACCCGCTCTCCAGGCCGCTGGATAGCGGTGTTGAGCAGGAACGCAAACTGCAGGCGCCCTTCAATCCGGTCAATGGTGTTCTGGGCGATGCCCAGGTCTTGGCTCTTCTGGCTTTGGATGACCGTCACATCGTTGGCATTGCCTTGGACGATGGCGCCGTTGGCGGCATTGGCCAGGGTCCTGGGCCTGGTGGTGCCATTGGGGTTGACCAGGAACAAGATCTTGGCCGCGGCTGCAGCGCCTTCCAGCACCGACTGGTACAGCGACTCAAGGGCCAGCAAGTCGCCGTAATACTCCTCGATGTACGAGCGGCCGTACTCCTCGCCGTCGACACGGTTGAAGCGCAAGGGAATCCATGGCGCGACATCTGCATCGCACATGCCATGTGTGCCAGGGATCTCCTTGTTCCTGGCCTCCTGCCACCAGTGGCATTTGCCTTGCTCAAACTCGACCCGGGTGTAGATCTTGACGGTCTTGGCGCTGCTGCGACTGCCGGCCGCCTCGTATGCGTCCTCCTCGGGGTCCAGCTCGGCGTACATCTCCGGCGGCAGGGCGTCGGGATAGACCTCTTCTTCGACCACCAGCTCAGTCAGGTTCCCCATGGGGTCCCTGCATGCCACGAACTGGTTGAAATGGATGACCCGCAGGCCCTGCTCGCCCACATACAGCAGCACGTTGCCGCCAACCAACAGGTGCTTGAACGCTTCGTGCATGGCGGCCCGGCCACCAGCGGTTTCAAACACAGACATGACCGCACGCTCTACCTGCACCAAGGCGGTATCCAGCTCGGTCTTGATCTCCGGCCCGGCTTCTGCAACACGCAGAGCCAGGTCGTCGATCTCCAGCTTGAAGAAGCTGGAGTTGGGCGGGAACAGGCTGATCAGCAGCTTGCTGGCCAGGTAATTGACGCCCCTGGCGCCCAGCGATTGGTACGGGGTCTTGAGCCGGCCTCTGTCGCTGAAGCCAGCGTCGGGGATCAGGCCTGGAATGGTGACCTTGCTGCAGTCACGGGCCCTTTCCAGGAAGGCGTCCCTGTTGCTGACCAGCTGGTGGTAACGGGCCGCGGCGGTGCCCACCTCCTCTTCGTTGTAGGAGCCGCGTTGGCGGTCAACGCTGCCGGTCAGGTTCAGGTCCACGGGATCAAGCGGCGGGGATGCTTAGGCCACCGGTGCCACCAGCAATGTCGGTGCGCAGCCGGCGGCGGCCAAGGCCTGTGCGCAAGGGAATTGCCATTTCGGCACTGCCGCCGGTGCCAATCGCGGCAGGCAGCTCAACAGCAGACGCAGCAGCGGTTGCAGTGGGAGAAGGAGCAGGCGGAGGAGGGGCTTCGGCAATGCGCTTTTGCTCTGCCATCTGCTGGCGCTGCAGTTCCATTTGCTGGTCGAACTGCTGCTTTTGCAGATCCATCTGCTCACGAGCTAGGCGCTCTTGCCGGGCAGCGGCCCGCGCTGCACCGCCGTCACCGCCACCGCCACCGGCACACATGGGTCAAGCCTCGTCTTGCTGTTCAAGATAGACGGCTCGCAGCATGCGAACCACCGACCGTGAGCCGACATAAGCCCAAATCTCCCGGTCTGATGCCGCAATTTCGGGGCATTTTTCCGGGAGAACCTCTTCGAGCTTTTTAATCAAGGCCTCGTCAATGGGCGGCCAAAGCGATTCGTCGTTCATTGGTGGGTGAGGTCAATAATCCCAACGTACCCGTGTTCGACCAGGGCGAATCCCAACGTGAATGAAGCCCTTGGGGGCGCCATAGCCCAGGGAATAGGGCCAGGTCTTGTCCGCCCAGTCCTGCAGTGTCACAACAGACAGGCCATCCAAGTAGAAGTCGATGGCACCGGTGTCAACGGCGTCGTACAGGTGCTCCGACCGTGATGCACCGCCAACCATGGCGTTGATTTTGGGCGGCCTGTAGCCCGACGTGATGATTACGGGTTTGCCAAAGTGGTCCCTGGCCTTCTGGGCGAACTGGCATAGCAACACCGCGGTGTCGCACTGGTGCTGAGCGGCGAATCGACGGCTCTCGGCCTGCAAAGCCAACTCGCCGTAGGTGATGTTGGGCGTGATCTGGTAGCTGAACGGCGATTTGGGGGTGAACCGGCCCGCCTTGACCGGCGGATCGGCCCGGTACAGCTCGCTGAACGCCTCCAACTGCTTAGCCGTCAGCGTTTCTTGCAGCTGATTCCAGGCTGCGATCTGGTGCGACAGGCCCTTGAAGTGCTTGGCCGCGTCAACGAGTCGAATGGCTGCCATGGTTGGTGGGGTCTTTGGGAAAAATCTGGACGTTTTTCACGTCAAAGGGCAATTGCTCCCACACGTCACACATCATCGCCACTTCCCAAGCCAGCTCTTCTGACGGGGCCAGTACGACGGTCTGGAAGGAGCCCTTGGTCCGACGGCCAGTTGGGCCCATGAACACGCCAGGCAGGCGGATAACCCAGGCCCTAGGCCGCACGGGTGGATCGAGCAGGGATCCAGCTGCCTTTGCCGGCCGCCTTTGGAAGATCAGCGAGCGCAACGCCGAGAAACTGTGCGTCAAGAGCGCCTTCGATATTCCCCATAAAAGCCTCAAGCTCAAGATCCCACAGCTCAGACTTTCTTTCAGCAATCGCACGGTCCTCGTCGATGGCAAGTGATTCGTTCCAATACTGAATCGCGCCCGCCACGGCGTCGAGCCGGTCATCGTGCTGAAGGCAATTGCGGTCAACAGTGATATGGGTCAGCTGGTGGAACAGCTGATACGCCAGCTTGACCTCAACTGCGTCCTCATCCCGGCCGCGGCTGTCGTTTTCGACGACCGAGCGGTTCACGATCAGCCGATGCTGGTTCAAGACGGGCTCCAGAGCCGAGATGATCCGCCGTTCCTTCTGGATGTTGGAGCGCACCGTCTCAATGGTGCAGGGGTGATGGATCCGCAGGTACGGCTTGAGCAGCGATTCGAGCATGCCCTGGCCGAACTGGTCCTCCAGCAAGATCAAATTGACCT